GCGGCCGAGCTGGCGCCGCTGCCGGTGTGCGAGGCGCGCATGCTCTTCGTGCAGCGCTACAACGCCAAGCTGCTGGACGTGCCCGCCGCCGTGCGCACCGAGGTGCCCCACGCCAGCGTGCGCAGCCTGGTGCGCTGGCAGACCGACATCCGCGAGCGCGGCATCACGGCCCTGGCCGGCGCCTACGGCAACCGCGCCGGCACCGGCCTGGTGGACAGTCACCCCGAGCTGCACGAGTTCGTGCGGGCCATGCTGGTGCAGTACCCGCACGCCCGCGCCACGCAAGTGATGAAGGCGCTTCGAGCCCGCTTCACAGGCCGCACAGACCTTCCGCAGCGGACGGCCCTGCAGGGCTGGATCACCCACTGGCGCCTGGCCAATGCCGAAGTGCTGCAGGCCCTGGAGAACCCCGACGCCTGGAAGAACCGCCACATGGTGGCCTTCGGCTCGGCCAGCCAGGTGGCGCAGGCCATCAACCAGCTCTGGGAGCGCGACAGCTCACCCGCCGACGTGATGTGCACCGATGGCCGCTACAGCCTCATCGGCGGCATCGACGTCTTCAGCCGCACGGCCCGGCTGCTGGTCAGCCGCACCAGCCGGGCGGTGGCGGTGGGCGCGCACCTGCGCGCCATGCTGCTGGCCTTCGGTGTGCCGGTGACGGACAAGACAGACAACGGCAGCGACTACACCGCCCTGTACACCGAGCGCGTCTACCAGGCGCTGGACATCGAGCACAGGCTGTGCAAGCCCTTCCACCCCTGGGAGAAGCCGCACATCGAACGCCTGTTCGGCACCTTCGCACGCGACCTGGTCGAGCTGCTGCCCGGCTACATCGGCCACAGCGTGGCCGAGCGCAGCGCCATAGAGGCCCGCCGCTCCTTTGCGGACAGGCTGATGAAGCGCGGTGAGGTGGTCGAGCTGCGCATGACGGGCGCCGAGCTGCAGGACTTCTGCGACCGTTGGACGGATACCGTCTACGACCACCAGCCGCATGAGGGCCTGGGCCAGCGCACCCCGTTCGAGGTGCGCGCCGCGCACGCCCACCAGGTGCGCCGCATCGCCGACGAGCGCGCGCTGGACGTGCTGCTGGCCGAGGCCCCGGGCCGCGACGGCCGCCGCACGGTGCAGAAGAAGGGCATCAAGCTCGACGAGGGCTGGTACATCGCCCCCGAGCTGGAGGCCTGGGTGGGCCAGGTGGTGCAGATCCGCTTCGACCCCTTCCACCACGACCTGGGCACCGTGCACGTGTTCGGGGGCGACGAGCTCAGCTTCATCTGCCTGGCGCAGAACCCCGACCGCACCGGCATGGACCGGCGCGAGGTGGCCATCAAGGCCCGCGCCATGCAGCGCACCCGCGTGCAGGATGAGCGCCGCGCCCTCAAGGCCGCCGCCAAGCGCGTGGGTGTGGATCAGGTGGTGGGCGAGATCCTGCGCGATCGCGCCGCCGCCACCGGCACGCTGACCACCTTGCGCCGGCCCACCGCCGTGCACACCAGCGCTGGGCTCGATGCCGCCGCTCAGGCCGCGCAGGCCGCGGCTGACCTGGCGGCAGCACCCGGGCGCACCACTGCGCACATCCACGACCTGGCCGCCATCCAGGCCGCCCAGGCGCGCATCGCGGCTGAGCAGGTGCCCCAGGGCACGCCCAACGAACTCGCGGCCCGCCGCGGCCCGCTGCCGCAGCCGGTGTTCGAGACCGTGCAGGCGCGCGTGCAGTGGCTGCTGGTGCAGGCCGGCGTGCGCGCGCTCAGCACCGAGGAGCAAGAGAGCCTGGCCGCCTTCAAGGCCGCCCAGCCGGCCAGCTACCGCCGCCTGCAGCAGATGGCCGCAGAGACGGCGGCACAGGCCGCACCCACCCCAGCCATCCAACCCCAACCAGGGACCTGACCCCATGCGCAACAAGCTCGCCCCCACCAAGAACGTCGCCGCGCTGCGGCTGGCCTATGAGGCCCTGGCCGGCCGCGACCACGGCGTGCCCGGCATGGGTCTGGTACACGGCTTCACCGGCGCCGGCAAGACCACCGCCATCTGCGAGCTCGTCACCCGCGTGCAGGGCATCTACGTGCGCGCCACCAGCAGCTGGACGCCCACCTCCATGCTGGCCAAGGTGCAGCAGGAGCTGGGTGCCGCCCCCATGCAGCGCCGCGCCGACATGCTGGACTTCATCGCCGCGCGGCTGACCGAGACGCAGCGCCCCCTGTTCGTGGACGAAGCCGACTACCTGTTCAGCAACGTGGCCATGCTCGACAGCCTGCGCGACGTGCACGACCTGTCGGGCGCGCCCGTGGTGCTGATCGGCATGGACGGCATCGCCAAGCGGCTCATCCACCGCCGGCAGCTGGCCGGGCGCATCAGCCACTGGGTGGAGTTTCTGCCGTCGGACCTGGACGACGCCCGCGTGCTCGCGCAGACGGTGTGCGAGGTGATCCTCGACGACGAGCTGCTGGCCAGCGTGCACGCGCAGGCCAAGGGCTCCATGCGGCTGATGACGGTGGGCCTGGCGCGCATCGAGGCGCTGGCCAAGGCCAACGGCTGGCGCGACGTGTCGGCCGAGCAGTGGGGCCACCGCGCCCTGTTCCTGGGCAACCGCCCCGCCGAGGCTTGACATGGCCCGCACCGAGGCCGCCTACAGCACCACCAGCCAGGCGCCCGCGCTGCAGCGCGTGTGGCAGAGCATGCGCATCATGCGGCGCTTCACCAGCGCCGACCTGATGACCACGTCCGAGGCCGGCGAGACCGCCGTGCACAAGTACGTGGCCGCGCTGGCCGCCGCCGGCTACCTGCGCCTGGCGGTGGCGCGCGTCAGCGGCCGGCCGGGCAGCCGCGACGTGTGGCTGCTGGTGCGCGACTCGGGGCCCCTGGCACCCATCCGCCGGCGCGATCGCACGGGGGTCTTCGACACCAATACCCAGCAGGTGTGGAGCCTGCAGGGCCAGCTGGTGCAGTGCGCCCCGCCGCCCCCGCCGCCGCGCCTGGCGCAGGCCGGCCGCGAGGCGCTGCGCCAACTGGCCACGCTGGGCCACTGCCAGGCCAGCGCCGAGACCCTGCACACCCTGCTGCGCGCCGGCCTGGTGGGTGTGGCCATCACCGCCGCCGGCCGCGCGCTGCTGGCCCAGCTGGCTGCCGCGCCCAAGACGCAGCGCGAGGGAGCGGCCCATGTCGATCGTTGACACCCGCCCCGCCTGGCTGCAGGCCCTGGCCCACCTGGTGGCGCTGGCCGGTCAGGGCACCGCAGCCGAGCGGCTGGGCATCAGCGCGCCCACCGTCAGCCAGGTGCTCAGCGGCAGCTACGGCGCCAGCACTGCGCGCATCGAGCGCCGGGTGCGCGGCGAGCTGCTCGGTGCCACCTGCGATTGCCCGGTGATGGGAGACGTCTCCACCCGCGTGTGCCAGGAGGTGCAGGAGCGCCGCCCCCCCATCGCCAACCCGCACTACGCGCAGGCCTGGCTGGCCTGCCGTGGGCGCGGCCGATTCGCCAAGGCGGGCGTATGCCCGCACTTCAACGGCGCCGGTGTGGCGCCGGCCAAGGAGTGACCACCATGTTCACGCGCTTCTTGAAGACCGTGCATCGCTGGTGCCTGGCACATTGGCGGGCGGACCCGCTGGCGGCCGTGGTGGCCTTGCTGGCGGCCCTGGCTGGCGCTGCCGTGCTGACACACCCCACCGTGCCCTGGGGGCTGTGATGGGCCGCCCCAAGCACGGCGAGAAGTCGCGCGAGCACCAGGCGGCCGATCTGGCGGCCCGCCCGGGCGGCATCACCGCCGTGGAGCTGGCCGCCGAGCTCGCGCTGGACATCGTCACCGCCCGCTCGACGCTGTACCACGCGGGCCGGCGCTTCGGCCTGGTGCACGTTCGGGCCACCGGCGTCGGCGGTGGCATGCCCCGCTGGTTTGCAACTGAGCGGCAGGCGCGCCAGTGGCTGCACCGTGCGCTGGCCAAGCTGCAGGCCCGCCTGCGGGCCGTGGCGCGCCTGAAGGCGCAGCGGGCTGCCCAGGCCCCGGCACCCGCCGCCAGGCGCCAGCGTGGGGCAGGCAAGGCCACGGTGACGGTCAAGGCCATGCCCGCCATGCCCGCGATGCCCGCTGCACCCGCAACCCCCACCTTGCCCCGGCGCCCGCCCGCCAAGGCCGCCCCCGCTGCGCCCGAGGTGATCGTGCCGCCCGACGTCAAGCACACGGTCTGGCAGCACCGGCCCGAGCCGCACCGCATCGACCTATTCGCCGCACCCACGCCGGGTGTGCCCGGCTGGGGCGGCGGCCCCGTGATCCGCGATGGCGCGCTGGACTTCAAGCGCCACCAGACCCGCCGCTGAAGGAGCTTCGAGCATGAGTACCACCCTGGACGTCCCCAACCCCGTGCAGACGGCACTGCCGCTGTGGGCCAAGACCCGCGTGGAGCAGGTGGCCGCCCTGGTGCAGCTGCTCAGCACCCGCCACGCCGGCCAGGCCTGCGGCATCAGCGCCGAGCTGCTGGCCGCTCAGCTGGGCCTGCACGAGCGGCTGCTGCGCACCCTCATCAGCGTGGCCCGCGAGGAAGGCGTGGCCATCTGCGCAACGCCCGAGACCGGCTACTTCATCGCGCAAAGCCCGGCTGAGCTGGAGCTGTGCTGCGCGTTCCTGCGATCGCGCGCCATGAAGAGCCTGCACATCGAGGCCCAGCTGCGGCGCATCCCGCTGCCCGACCTGATCGGGCAACTCCACCTGCCCACCTGAAAGGACACCGGCATGCCTACCACTGAAACCCCAGCCGACCCGCGCGCACCCGCGCAGGCCGCCCTGCAGGCGCTGCTGACCGGCCTTCTCAATGAGCAGGCGCCGCGGCATGACATCGCCCTGGGCGCACTGATCACCGTGTACGCCGAGCTCGCGACCCGGTTCCCCTGCTGCACGTTGATCTGCGCCGAGACCTGCGCCCGCGTCAGTGCGCTGCTCTACGACCAGGCGCTGCCCGTCGACCACACCACCAACCCCACCCTGAACTGAGGCCCCCACCACCATGACCACCCTCATCGACATCGAGCTGCGCGCCAAGGCCTACGCCGAGCAGCGCGCCAAGCTGGCCGAGGCCGTGCAGACCCTCAACGACGAGATCGTCGCGGCCAAGAAGATGCACCTGCCCGCCATCAAGCGCGCGCTGGCCAAGGCGGCCGAGCGGCAGGCCGAGCTGCAGGCGCTGATCGAGACCGCGCCCGCCCTGTTCGTCAAGCCCCGCACGGTGATCCTGCACGGCGTGCGCTGCGGTTTCGTCAAGAGCAAGGGCGTCATCGAGATCCCGGACAGCGCGCGCACCGTGGCCCTGATCCGCCGCTACCTGCCCGAGCAGGCCGAGACCCTGATCCGCACCGTCGAGCAGCCGCACAAGCCGTCGCTGGCGCAGCTGAGCGTGGCCGACCTCAAGCGCATCGGCTGCACCGTGGCCGAGACCGGGGACGAAGTCGTCATCAAGGCCGTGGACAGCGAGGTCGACAAGATGGTCGACGCGCTGCTGAAGGACGCCGTCGAAACCGAGGCCGAGGCCGCATGAGCACCGGCACCTACACCCTGGCCGAAGTCTCGCGCGCCGTGCTGGGCCACAGCCTGGAGTACACCACGCGCGAGCGGCGCAGCCTGGCGCGCCGGCAGGCCGACGTCGACACCCTGGTGCACCTGACCCTGGTGCGCACGCTGGGCCTGAACGCCGCGGCCGGCGGCCCCGTGCGCGTGGACCTGGGCAATGGCCACGTGATGACGTGCAGCGTCGAGGATCTGGCTGCGGGAGCGCCGGCATGAGCGGCATGCCCACGCCCCTGCCGCACCTGCAGGTGCCGCTGCGCGAGCGCCTGGCCAACGCGCTGCGGCACGTGGTCGACGGCGGCGGCATCCCGGCCCCGCAGCGGGTCCCCGCGCCGCCGCTCGCGCGGGTGGGCCTGCTCAATACCGGCGAGTTGCTGGTGTTGCCCGGCGACGGCCGCGCGCCGGTGATCGTGAGCGCCACGACGGCCAGGCTGCTGCGCAGGATGTTCGAAGAGACGTCATGACGCGCTCGGCCCTGACGCCCTACGCGCTCCTGCGCATCCTCGGCACCTGCTGTGCCGACGACATCGCGTGGCTGCTCGGCGTCGCGCCCGAGGCCGTCTACCCCGACCTGGTGGCCGCCGAGGCGCGCGGCGCCGCGCGCCTGGTCGTCTCGCAACCCCAGACCGCTGAGCCCCTGGTGCAGTGGGAAACGATGGAGGAACCCGCCCGATGGAAGCACTCTCAACCGACGCTGCAGCCAGCGTCGAAGTCATCGTGAAGTACAGCGCCGGCGCCTACACCACGCAGACGGTGCGCGGCAAGCGCGCCAGCAGCACCTGCAGCGCCGCCCAGGCCGCGCAACGCCTGGGCCGCAAGCTCTGGGGCTACGAGCCCGAGGTGCAGGCCGTGGGCCGCGACAGGGTGGTCAATGGCCACCTGGTGGAGGTCTTGCGCCTGATGCCGCAGCGCGCCAGCGCAGGGGCCGCGTGATGCCGTTCTACGTCGTCAACGGCATGGTCATGCACCTCAACCTCGGCCGCCGCAAGGGGCCGGCGCCGTGCGTGGCCAAGGTCTGGCCCGGCGCCGATCCGCCGCGCGCGCACTGCTGCGGGATCAGCGCTTTTCTGTGCGACTGGCCGATGGGCGATGGCCTGACGTGCGACGCGCCGCTGTGCGACGCGCATGCCCGCGAGGTCGGCCGCAACCGGCACTTCTGCCCCGACCACCACGCCCGGCACCTGCACGAGCAGCCGCAGCTCGGCCTCTTCACTTCCATCACCACCGGAGACCCGCAGTGAACGCTCTTCAAGACCGCGCGCGGCGCCCGGCCGCCCAGCCCGCCCAGCCCAGGGGCAGCGCGCTCGCTCAGATCCACATCGCCAAGAAGCAGCTGGGCATGGACGACGACACCTATCGCGCCATGCTGTGGGGCGTGGCCCGCGTGCGCAGCGCCAAGGATCTGGACCACGCGGGCCGCAGCCAGGTGCTCAAGCACCTGGTGGCCAGCGGCTTCAAGCCCGCGCCACCCAAGGCCGGCACGCCCGGCCGGCCAAACAACATGGCGCACCCCACCCGGGGCGACATGCTGGGCAAGATCGAGGCGCTGATGCTGGAGGCGGGCCGCTCGTGGGCCTACATCGACGGCGTCGCGCGACAGATGTTCGGCGTCGACAAGGTGGCCTTCTGCCACGAGGGCCAGCTGCACAAGCTGGTGGCCGCGCTGGAGGTCGACAAGCGCCGGCACCCGGGCCGGGGAGCACCGGCATGAGCACCCCGGTGTTCCGCCGCGAGACGCACCCACCCGGCACCGAGACCCAGGCCGCCGTCCTGGAACTGCTGGCCATGCGGGCCTGCCTGATGTCGGTGAAGGCACGCACCCACAGCATCACGCAGTCGCAGCTGGCGGCCGAGGTGCAGCGCATGCGCCACCTGCTCGACGAGATCGAGGGCAAGTGATGGTCGCGGCCGATGCCCCTGCCGCCGTACCCCAGCCCGGTCGCTATCCCGAGCTCCTGGAGGAGCTGGCGCAGCTGGTCGGCCGCCTGGTGGCCGAGGCCGGCATCGAAGCCGAGAGCGCGCGCTCGATCGGCGAAAGCGTGGCCGAGTCCGTGCGCCAGCACTACGGCGGCCAGCACATCTACATTGCCAAGGGGCGGTTCCTGGAGAGCAGCCAGCTGATGGAGACGATCTGGGCCGAGTTCACGGGCGACAACCACGCGCAGCTGGCCATGCGCTACGGCAAGACCGTGCGCCACATGTACCGCCTGCTGGCCGAGATGGCCGCGCGGCACCAGGCCGCCATGCAGCCGCGGCTGCCGGGCCTGGACGATGCCTGACACCGCCGCCATCGCAGACGCGCTGCACCAGCTGGCCCGGGAGCGCGCCTTGGCCACGCGCACGCCCAGCAGCGAGCACTACTTCGAGGGTGCGATCGCCTACGCGATCGCGCAGTTGCAACCCCCGGCCGCCAAGCCTGCGGCCAACCTGATCGAGGAGCAAAGACGATGAATCCAAACGACCTTGAACGTTCGGCAGACGACTCCGAGGCCACGCGCCTGCGGGCCCTGATCAACGCCCCGGAGATGGACGCCTTCCTGCGCGGGGTGCACCTGGAAGCGGTGCACCAGGTGGAGCGCTGGGGCACCGCTCACGACAGGGCCAAGAGGCCGGCCGATTGGTTTTGGCTCGTCGGCTACCTGGCCGGCAAGGCGCTGCACGCTGCGGTGGCCGGCAACAGCGAGAAGGCCCTGCACCAAACCATCTCAACAGCGGCAGCGCTCTACAACTGGCACTGCACGATGAAGGGTATCGACGTGCGCATGTGCCCCGGCCGCAGTGACCTGGCCGAGCTGGTGGACCACGCATTCCCTGGCGAGGTTTCGGCATGAGCGCAGAGCACAAGGAGGTGAACATGGCATCGGGATCACAGGCACAGGCCGCACTGCGCCTGCAGGGCGCCGGCTTCGTCAAGAGCCGGCCGCAGCACGAGGCCAGGTGCAGCGGCTGCAAGCACGTGGACTTTGCGTCCGGAAGCTTCGGCCACACGAAGTACGACCGCTACTGCAAGCTGCTGCAGGCCGGCGTGAAGACGCACGGCCATTGCCGGATGTATGCGGGCAGCGGGGTGCAGCGATGAGCCGCCAGCTGCGTCTGGCCATCCGCCAGGAAGGCACGATGGTCAACGCCTACGTGGCCAGCATGGGCAGCATGCAGAACGCTCTGCACATCGGCAGCATCTCCACCGGTGCGCTGAACATGCGCCCAGAGCTGTTCAAACAGTTCCAGGAACTGATGACCGCCGCGATGGTGGCGATCGTCGAGGTGGGCGGCGGCCTCTCCGTGGAGAGCGTGCACGCGCAGGCCGCACCAGTGCACGAGAAGGCGAGCCACGCATGAGCCGCACCACACCCAATGGCCCACCACCAATCAAGCCGCCCGCCGGCGACCTGGCCGCGGTGACGATCGGCTTGGAAACGCTGCTGCTGCCGCGCGCCGTGGCGCACAAGGTGCTGCCCTTGTTGGAGAAGGGCGTGCTGGCCGATCGCGGTTACTGCACAAGCCGACGACGACTTGACGCCCGCGCGCGGCGCGGTGCACAGTGCGCCCGGTAGGGACTGCTGCACCATGAATACAGATAGGCTGCCGGCATTTATTCGATCAGTCTTGCGTCACCGACGGCGGCGCCGCGTTGACTTCCTCCTGTCGCGCGTGACCATATCGGGCGACATGCGTGTGCTCGACGTTGGCTGCGGCCCTGACGGCAGATCCTTCTCTGACTACGCCCCCGCGCATTGGGACATCACCGGCATCGACATCCTTCCACCGGACTCCGTCAGGCACTCCCATCCTCGCTTTTCCTACATCCGTCAGACCGCCGCCGACCTCAGCAGGTTCGGCGATCAATCGTTCGATCTCGTGGTGTGCGTTGGCATGCTGGAGCACATCACCGACGAGGCCACGTTCCAACAGATCGCGCGCGAACTGCAGCGGGTTGCAAAGCAGTACCTGGTCGTCGTGCCGTACCGCTACTGCTGGATTGAGCCCCACTACGGGTTTCCGTTCTTCCCGCTGCTGCCCTATCGGCTTCAGGTCCAGCTCATCAAGGCGCTCAACCTGAACAACCTCCGCTTGGAAGTCACCAAAGATTACGACTACGTCGCCAAGCACTATCGGTGGCTTTCCAGTGCCGAATACGAGCGCACGTTCGTTGGTGCGCGTGCCCACCTCGTGCCCACCCGGGAGATGATCGCCATCGCGCGCTCTCTCGCGCCCAGCGCCGGCTGACACCCAGAAGACGACCCGCCGGCACGGCCTCCGCTCGGCCGCGATCAGTGCGCCGCGGCTGGCGTGCCGTTCATGTTCAAGCAATGGGGCGAGTGGACACCGGGCGAGAACGTCAAGCGTCAGCGCGGCACCGTGGACACCGCACTCCTGCATGAGGACGGCTGGCATATCTACCCGCTGAATTTGACCACCGATCACGGGCACATCGATGACCAGCCGGACCTGTACCGGGTCGGCAAGAAGGCCGCCGGCCGGATGCTGGACGGCCGCACGCATGACGAGTTCCCGTCCAGTGGGCAGACGGCCCGGCCCGTTTCAGCTGCTTGGCCGCACTGACGCCAATCACTGACCCGAGTCAGTCGCCACGCTCCCGCGCGCGCGGAACCATCCGCGCATGACGCAGCCCCTGCCCGACGGCTACCTATCGCCTCACTTCAGCCTGGCCGAGCTGACCCGCAGTGACCAGGCCGTGCGCGCCGGCCTCAAGAACGTGCCGATGCACGGCGACCTGCACAGCCTGCAGCGCCTGGCGAGCACGCTCGAAGACGTCCGAACGCTGCTGGGCGGCCCGGTGCTGGTGAGCAGCGGCTACCGCAGCGCCGATGTGAACCGCCTGGTCAGAGGCTCCAAGAACAGCATGCACATGCAAGGCCTGGCGGCTGACTTCATCTGCCCGCGCTTTGGCAGCCCGCTGCAGGTGTGCCGTCACCTGGCGGCGCAGGGCTTCTTCATGTTCGATCAGCTGATCTACGAGGGCACCTGGGTGCACCTGGGTCTGGCCCCGGCCGGCCAGCTGCTGCGCCGCCAGGTGCTGACGGCCATCTTCGAGAAGGGCAAGCGCACCCGTTACGTGGACGGACTGCCGGAGGGACTCCCCAAATGAGAAAGAGCTTCCTCCTCGCCGGCGCGCTTTCCCTCGCCGCCTTCTCGATGGCAGCCAGCGAGCCGGCAGTGGCACGGGCCGCCGCGCCACAGCCCACCCTCCGGCCCGAGGTGCGCCGCCAGCGTATGCCCGACGGGGCCCCGTACAGCCGAAACAGGCGCCGCAAGCTCGGCCCGGGCTGGACTACCCGCCAGGTGCAGCGCATGGCCGCCAAGCGCCGCAACGTGGCCCGCAACAGGGCTCACCACAAGGCTCACCACAAGGGTGGCCGCTGATGCCCGCACCACTCATCTCCATCGCGCTCGGCCTGGCGCAGTTCGCGCCGCAGCTAATGCGCTACTTCGGCGCCGGCGAGGATAGCGCCGCGGTGGCCGAAAAGGTGGTGGCCGTGGCGCAGTCCGTCACCGGCGCCACCACGCCCGAGCAGGCCCTGGAGCGGCTGCGCGAAGACGCGCAGGCGCAGCAGGCCTTCCGCCTGGCCACGCTGCAGGTCGACGGCCAACTGGAGCAGGCCTACCTGGCCGACCGGCAGGATGCGCGCAAGCGCGATGTGGCGCTGGCCCAGGCCGGCCGCTACAACTACCGCGCCGACGCGATGGTGATCGGCGCCGTCGTCGGGATGCTCGCGTGCCTGGTCACCCTGGTGTGGTTCCGCCAGGGGTTGCCCGGTGAGGTAGTGGGCATCGTCTCCACGATCTCCGGCCTGTTCGGTGCCTGCCTGCGAGACGCCTTTCAGTATGAATTCGGCAGCTCGCGCGGCAGCGCGATGAAGTCGCAGGAGCAGACGGCGACGATGGCCGCGCTGATGAAGTCCAGGGGCGCAGAGAAATGAACGTCACGCTGGAGCTTTACCACGTCGTTACCCTGCTCATCGCGATCATCGGCGCCTTCTGGGGCCTGGCCAAGATGCTGGCGGCGCAGAGCCAGAGCCACATCGATCAGCAGTTCCGGGCCATCACCGACAAGCTCACCAATCAGGACGACAGCGCCCGGCGCATCGAGCGTGAGCTGATGGAGCTCAAGGCCGAGCTCCCGCGCGACTACGTGCGCCGCGAAGACCACAACCGCGTCATTGCGTCCATCCAGATCTCGATCGACAACCTGCGGTTGACCATCGAGCGGGCGCTGCTGGAGAGGGGCAAGCCGTGAGCATCGACCTGGCCAAGATCCGCCGCGAGTCCATTCGCTGGTACCTGCTGCGTGCCACCGATGTCAGCCGGCCGCAGGGCATCTACGTCGAGGCCATGCTCCCGATCATCCAGTCCGTCTATGGTGACTCCACCGAGCACGAACTCCGGCGCGAGCTGGACTACCTGCGCGACCGCAGCCTGGTCGAGATCACCCGCGACGGCATGGACCGGTGGTACGTGGAGCTCACGCGCCACGGCATCGACCTGGTCGAGTACACCACCGTCGTCGAGCCCGGCATCGCGCGGCCCCGGCGCGAGGGCTGACGCCGTGGGCGAGCGCAGCAAGGTCGAGGGCCTGCCCGGCAACGTCCGCGAGGGTCTGGACAAGAAGCTCTTCGACGGCAACTTCTCGGGCTATGTGGCGCTGGCCGAGTGGCTCAGCGGCCAGGGCTACGAGATCAGCAAGAGCAGCCTGCACCGCTACGGCAGCCGGCTCGAGGAGCGCATGGCCCAGCTCAAGCGCAGCACCGAGATGGCCAAGGCCCTGGTGGCCGCCAGCCCCGACGACGCGGGCGACATGACCGAGGCCACCATGCGGCTGATGCAGGAGAAGATCTTCACGCTCCTGATGGAGGTGGACATCGACCCCGAGGATGCCGACCTCGGCAAGATCGCCAAGGCGCTGGCGCCACTGGCGCGTGCGCAGATCGCGCTCAAGCGCTTTGCCGCCGAGGTGCGTGAGAAGACCGAGGCGGCCGTCGAGGAGCTGGTGCAAGCGCAGGGCATGACGGCTGACCAGGCGCGCTTCTGGCGCGAGAAGTTCCTGGGCGTGGTCAAGGCCTGACATGGCCAAGCTCGCCCCGCGCAGCGACACAAAGCGCATCGTCGAGTGGGACGAGCTGCCCGAGTCGGTGCGCCAGATCCCGGATGGCTTCGACCCGCTGGCCGACGGTGTGCTGATGCGTCACCAGGCGCAGTGGGTGGCCATTCACGCCAGCATCAAGGCCTGCCCAAAGGGCCGGCGAACGGGCATCACGTTTGCCGAGGCACTGGACGACACCATCACCGCCGCATCGCAGCGCAAGGCCGGCGGCAGCAACGTGTTCTACATCCCCGACACCAAGGACAAGGGGCTGGAGTTCATCGGCTACTGCGCGCGATTCGCCCGCACCATCGGCGAGGCGCAGGGCCAGGGCGTGTCGCGCGTCGAGGAGTACCTGTTCAAGGATCAGGATGAGCGGGGCAACAGCCGCGACATCACGGCCTGGCGCATCCGCTTCGCGTCCGGCTTCCAGATCGTGGCGCTCTCAAGCCGGCCGGCCAACATCCGCGGGCTGCAGGGCATCGTGGTCATCGACGAGGCGGCCTTCCACCAGAACGTGCAGGCGGTGCTGGATGCCGCCACCGCGCTGCTGATCTGGGGCGGCCAGATCCGGGTGATCAGCTCGCACAACGGCAAGAGCAACCCGTTCAACCAGTTCTGCACCGACATCGAGAACGGCCTGTACGGCACCGATGCCAAGGTGTTCGTGGCCACCTTCGACGATGCGGTCAAGAACGGCCTGTACGAGCGCGTGCAGATGATGAAGGGCGAGCCCGCAACGCCCGAGGGCAAGGCCACCTGGTACACGCGCATCCGCGCCGCCTACGGCCCGCGCAAGACGGCCATGCGCGAGGAGCTGGATGCCATCCCGCGCGACGGTGGCGGCATCTGCCTGCCCGGGGTGTGGATCGACCGCGCCATGCCCGTGGTGGAGCCGGCGCGCCCGGTGCTGCGGCTCACGCTGGACGAAGCCTTCAACGCCAAGCCCGACTACGAGCGGGTGGTGTGGTGCCGCGAGTGGATCGAGCGTGAGTTGAAGCCGCTGCTGGCCGCGCTGGACGAGCGCTGCGAGCACGTGGCCGGCATGGACTACGCGCGGCATCGGCACTTCAGCGTGCTGCTGCCGCTGCAGATCACGCAGACGCTGCGCCGCATCGCGCCCTTCATCGTCGAGATGCACAACGTGCCGACCCGCCAGCAGGAGCAGATCCTGTGGGCGCTGCTGGCCGGCATGCCGCGCTTCAGGGGCGCCGCCATCGACGCCACCGGGCCCGGCCAGACCATCGCGGAGTACACGGCCGACAAGTTCGGCCACAGCATGATCCACCAGGTGATGCTCAGCCGGCAGTGGTACGGCCTGTGGATGCCCAAGATGATCCAGTCGTTTGAAGACGGCACCATCGAGCTGCCACGCGACGCCAACACCGAGGCCGACTTGCGCGCACTGGAGACGGTGGGCGGTGTGCCGATGGTCCTGAAGGCCGAGGCCAAGGACATGAAGGACCCGGATCTCTATCGCCACGGCGACACCGCCGTCGCGCTGGGCCTTGGCTGGTTCGCTTCCCTCAACAAGGCCAGCCCCATCGAGTTCGAGGCGCTGGGCGTCGAGCGTGTGAGCGCCGGCCTGTCCGACTACATGGAGGCCTAGATGCCTATCCTCGACGCCACCGGCACGCAGTGGATGAGCCTGGGCCAGGATGGCAAGCCCATCCTGCAAGAGATCGCCACCATCGAGCGCGACATCCACCGCGTCTTCTATGGCAAGGCCCTGCGCAACGAGGACGAGACGCTGCTCTCGCGCGGCAGCACCAAGGGCCTGAAGATCTACGACGAGCTCAAGCGCGATGCCCATGCCGGCGCCGTGCTGGCCAAGCGCAAACTGGCCGTCACGTCGCGCCCGTGGGTGGTGGACCCGGCCAGTGAGAAGCCCGCCGACAAGGCCGCGGCCGAGCTGGTGCTGCAGGCGCTGCAGAGCCTGAAGTTCAACCACATCCGCAAGCGCCTGCTGGAGGCCACGCTCAAGGGCTACGCGGTGAGCGAGATCCTGTGGGGCCTGGTAGACGGCGCTGTGATGCCGGTCAACGTCAAGGCGCGCGACCCGCGGCGCTTCGTCTTCGGCCTGGACGACACGCTGCGCCTGCGCACGCCGGCCAACATGGTCGACGGCGAGCCCATGCCCGACCGGAAGTTCATCGTGCACCGCCGCGGCGCAGACGATGACAGCCCCTACGGCACGGGCGTGGGCGGCATGCTGTTCTGGCCGGTGTTCTTCAAGCGCAACACCATCACCTTCTGGCTGACCTTTGCCGACAAGTTCGGCAGCCCCACGGCGGTGGGCAAGTACCCCAGCGGGGCCGGCCAGCCCGAGCAAGCCAAGCTGCTGGCCGCGCTGCGCGCGATCAGCCAGGATGCCGGTGTCATCGTGCCCGACGGCATGCTGATCGAGCTGCTGGAAGCCGAGCGCACGGGCAGCGTGGACACCTACGAGAAGCTCGTGCGCTACATGGACGAGCAGATGTCCAAGGCGGTGCTGGGCGAGACGATGAGCACCACCGCGTCGTCGGCCGGCATGGGCAGCAACCAGGCCACGGTGCAGAACGACGTGCGCATCGAGGTGGCCAAGGACGACGCCGACGAGCTCGACGAGACGCTCAACGCCACGCTGGTGAAGTGGATCGTCGAGTTCAACCTTCCCGGTGCGGCATGCCCCAAGCTGCGCAGCGTCTTCGAAGAGCCCGAGGACCAGACCGCCGCGGCGGCCCGCGACAAGTCTCTGTTCGACATGGGCTGGGAGCTCACCGAAGAAGCCGTGGCCGAGAAGTACGGTGAGGGCTACGTCAAGAAGGCCGCACCGCCGCCGGCTGACCCGTTCGGTGGTTTCGGTGGCTTCGGCAACCGTGCACCCGGCCCGGCGCCAGCCCCGGGTGAAGACGGCGAAGACCCGCCGCAGTTCGCCGAAGGCAAGCCGCTGCAGCAGGCGCGCGGCTTCAACGCCAGCCGACAGCAGGCGATCGCCGACGGCGCCGAGGCGCTGGCCGGCAAGTGGCGCGACCTGGTTGGCCCGCGGGTGGAAGACCTGATGTCGATGCTCGACGAGACGGGTGATCTGGCGCAGTTTCGCGAGCGCATGGACGCATTGCTCGATGCACCGCCCAACGCCGAGGCCGTGCAGGCGATCGCGCGCGCCAGCCTGGCCGCGCATGTGATGGGGCGCGGGCGCGATCGGCGTGCGCAGCTGAGCTTTCTGCAGCGCCTGCGGGCGATGCTCCCCGGCGCTCGCTGATGGCCACGGAGGCCCGCTTCGATCTGCCGCCGCAGAAGGCGCTGGACTTCTTCCGCGCCAAGGGCTACGCCACGGGCTTTGCCTGGCAAGACGTATGGCAGCAGGAGCAGGACGCCGCCTTCACCGTGGCCAAGATGATGGACGTCGACCTGCTGCGCGACGTGCGCTCGGCGGTGGACAAGGCGCTGGCCGAGGGGCAGACCTTCCAGCAGTTCCGCGAGGCACTGCAGCCGCGCCTGGTGCAGGCAGGCTGGTGGGGCAAGGCGGAGATGCTGGACCCGCTCACCGGCGAGACAAAGCTCGTGCAGCTGGGCAGCCCGCGCCGGCTGCGCACCATCTTTCGCACCAACCTGCAGGCCAGCTACGCGGCCGGCCACTGGCAGCAGATCCAGGAGACCAAGGCCGAGGCGCCCTACCTGATGTACGACGCGGTGGACGACGGTGCCACACGCGAGGAGCATGCGGAGTGGGACGAAACCGTTCTCCCGGCTGATGACTCGTGGTGGGCCACGCACATGCCGCCCAACGGTTGGAATTGCCGGTGCAGCGTGATCCAGCTCAGCGCCGACCAGGTGCGCGCGATGGGCCTGGTGGTGGCGCCGGCCGCGCCGCCCAGCCCCATGCGGGAGTACACCAACCCGCGCACCGGCGAGGTGTCCCAGGTGCCCGCCGGCATCGACCCCGGCTGGGCCTACAACCCGGGCGCCTCACGCGGAGAGTTGCTGCAGCAACAGCTGGCCGACAAGCAAAGGAGCTATCGCGATGGTCGTTGACATGCGCGTGAGCATCAGCGATCGCGCGGTGGCCGATGCGCTGGAGCGGCTGCGTCTGGCATTGCCGCTGAGCGGCGACATGAGCCCGGCGATGCGCAGCATGGCGCGTGTGCTCAAGACCGGGGCGCAACTGCGCTTTCGTTCGATGCATGCACCCGATGGCACGCCCTGGCAGCCGAGCCGGCGCGCATCGCAGGAGGGTGGCCAGACGCTCAGCCTCACGCGGCGATTGCGCAACAGCATCACCTCCGCGTTCGATCGGCGCAGCGCATCGGTCGGCACCAACGTGGCCTATGCCGCCATCCACCAGTTCGGTGGCGTCATCCGGGCCAAGAAGGGGCCCTTCCTGGCCATCCCAGTCACGCCCCAGGCCAAGGCCGCTGGCAGCCCACGCAACATGCTGGGGCTCAGCGTGTGGCAGACGCTCAAGGGTCAGTACGTGATGGGCAAGGAAGGTGTCGTGCACTTCCTACTGCGCGCCAAGGTCACCATGCCGGAGCGCCCCTTCCTGGGTGCCTCCAGCGAGGACCGGACCGAGCTTTTGCGCGTGCTTCAAGCGCACTACGACGGCATCTGGAAGCGGTGATGAACCGCGCTCAAAGACGGGGCGACTGCCCAGGGTGCGCGAACACCCTGAACAGCCGCCGTCACGCAGAACGTGCCTGCGATCTTGCCGAGGCCCCGCCACCTCCCGGGAGGCCAGAGCAGTGTACGGAGCCAAGCTCTCGTGATCGCACAACCTGTAGTCCCCCTGGATAGGGGGCAAGCGCCGCCTGGCCGCCCACATCCTGGCCACGTTCCCGGAGCACTCCTGCTACGTCGAACCCTTCTGCGGCGCCGCGGCCATCTTCTTCGCCAAGGAGCCGGTGAAGGTCGAAGTACTCAACGACATCAACGGCGACCTGGTCAACCTGTACCGGGTGCTGCAGCATCACCTCGACGAGTTCGTGCGGCAGTTCCGGTGGGCGTTGAGCAGCCGGCAGCTCTTCGAGTGGGCCAAGATGACCCACCCGGTCACGCTGACCGACGTGCAGCGTGCCGCGCGCTTCTACTTCCTGCAGAAGCTGGCCTTCGGCGCGAAGGTCGAAGGCCAGACCTTCGGCACTGCCACGACGGCGCCAGCCAGGCTCAACCTCGTGCGCATCGAGGAGGATCTCAGCGCAGCGCATCTGCGGCTGACCGGGGTCACCATCGAGCACCTTCCCTGGGCCGACTGCCTGCTGCGCTACGACCGCCCGCACACCCTCGTGTACATGGACCCTCCCTACTGGGGGACGGCTGGCTACGGAGTCCCCTTCGATCTGCCGCAGTACGACCGCATGGCCGAGCTGATGCGGACCATGAAGGGCAAGGCCGTCGTCAGCGTCAACGACATCCCCGAGATGAGGGCCGCCTTCAAGGGGATGCCGATGACCCGGGTAGCCATCCGGTACACCGTGGGCGCCAGCGCCAAGGCCCGGGCCGAGGTCGGCGAGCTGGTGATTCGCAGTTGGAAGGGCTGAAGTCAGACCCGAAATCCGGCCCCAGGAGCGCCCGTCGCCGATACCCTCACCAACCCCTTGGCGCCCTGCCGATCGAGGCGCCTGGCTCGATCTGGCGGGCCGGTCTGGCCAGCTGAAAGTGCGACACCAGGCGGATTTCGTGTCGCACTTTGCCCGGCGCCAGTTCCCGTGGCTCTAGCCGAGGTTCTTCAATGGTGTCAGGGACTTACCGTCATCCGCCGCCCGCGCTGCCATGTCGCACTTCGTGTCGCACTTTCGGGGCCCTGATTTCGGGTACCCACCTATGAGGGCCCCCGATCCGGTGTCGCACTTTCGGCTGTCGCTGTGCCAAACCAACCCGGCGCCAAGTGCGACACGTCCACCTCCAGCCAGCGCGGCTAAGTCGTTGTCGCGTAAAGACTTCCCACTCCAGCCCGCCCCGTCCCGCCTCTTCCCGGCCCACGCCATACCATGCCGTCGGTCACACCAGACCACCCGACGCACCCAGGAAGCGCAGGCGATCCATGCGCTCGTGCCGGCGGTCCTGGTCGCCGA